AGGGTTAATCTCTTTTATTGGTCGTAGAGTTTTTATCGATGGTAAGAAATTACCAAAGACACCTGGTCGCAACTATCCAGCGGAATGGTCCGAAGATTTTACAATCAAAGTTGCTCAAAAACATTTTAAACAAGGAGCTTACTTAAAATGAATGATAAATATAATTTAAAGTTTAAATGGACTACAAGTCGAGGTCGAGACACTTACGGCTATAATATTTGTTCATTATTCGTAAACAATGAAAAGGTTGCCGCTTGCAATGGTGGTGGCTATGATATGCAAGGCACTTCACTTGGCGATTGGATCGCAAGAAAATTCAAAGATCAATTATTAAAATTTGATCAAGAATTTACTGGACTTAAATTTCATGATCCTGATTGGCAGCCAAGCCAAAAAACATTAGATCAAGAAAAAAAAGACGGTTTTGAAGGTCTAGCAAGATACCAGGACTTTCATTCTGCATCTAATAAACTACCAACAGAAAAGCATATAATTCCATCTATTGACGGAGCTTGTGGTTTTTCTAGCGTTGAAAAAATTATTAATCAAATTGGCTATACTTTAGAGCTTATCGACTACAAAGACGGTATTTATATTATGAGGTCTGATAATGCTTAAATTTATATTTATAGCATCACTTCTCGAATTAGCGGTATTTTTACCGCTAGTTTATTTAATCAATAACTACTAGGAGCTTAAAAAATGAAAACAGAACACGGACAACTAGATATTTTTCATATTAATGCAATTAATAAAAATATAGATCTTATTAATTTTGTTTTATATTTAAATAAAATGAATTTAACGGAATTACACCCAGATGATCCTATAAACCATTATATTGAAAATAATCCATATTTTAAAGATTTAGATAAAAACTTATTTAAAACAATATGTATTAAAATTGAAAAATTAATTAATCAATCAAAACATTTTAATGAGCATTTTTTATATGATCTATTAAATTCATTAAATGAAGATCTAGGGTTAGTTACTAGAGAAGCTTGGATTTCTAAAGATAGATTGTAAAACCGACTAAAACCCTCTTTTATAAGGGGGTTTTTTTTATCATATAATAGTATATAAACCCTTTTATGACATCTAAGCAGCTACAAGCATTTTTAAAAAAACACCGACTAACACAAGGCGATCTTTGTAGAATTTATTTTGGCACATCAGAAGTTAATGATAGAAATGTTATTTGGCGTTGGGTTAATGGACCGACAAAGCCACCAAGAAATTTGGCACAACATTTAAAATATTATTTGATTGCAAAAGAAACCGACAAAGCCGACTAAACTTCAATTATATTTATTTCTTACCACTATTTTGTCAATCATGTCATTAACTTTCTTATTATTTTCATGAAGCTGCAGCCATAACCTAATATACATAATTTCCTCTAACCACATTGTTTTAACTTTTCTACGATCAACACCGACAAAGCGTGCTATCCTAGAAAAAGGAATTTTCTTTGCTCTACTCCATATAATTCTCTTAGCTTGTAGATCCTCAACAACTTCTCTTAAAATAGTTGATGCTATCCACCACCGACTAATATCTTTTGATGTAGGTTTAACGACAAATGTAGCATCATACCAAGAATGTCTATACATCTTTTCTTGTTTAACCTCTTGCCAGGATGCTGTGGTTTTTTGCTTTTTAAAAGCTCTAGGTAGTCTTTTATCGGTTAGTGCTGCTTGTTCAAATAAATTTATTATATCTTGATTTGTAATTATAGGCATTGAAGGTGCTTTGCTATTTTTTCTGCTCGCACTTTGTCATTCCAGTTTTTACTTTGTTTTAATTTAAGCCATTCCTCTGCTAATTCATTATTACCAGTTTTTTTTAATATTCTTTGATAGGTTCTCTCATCCGATGAATACTTCTGTGAAATACCATTAACAACAGCTTTGTAATTAGCATTAGTATTCTTTGCTACCCTACTAATTAAATTTTCAACACTAGATTTATTAATAGATTCTTTGGTAGATTGGTCGGCAATATCTGTCCGTATATTTTTGACAATACTGTCCTGTGTCTTGGACAAAACTGTCCGCTGTTCATAATTGATTTGATAAGTAGTAGCACGACCTGGAGAACCTTTTTTTAATTTAATGATATAATTTTGCTCAATTAAGTTATCAATACCTCGTCTAACAGATCTATCACATAGGTTTGTATCAACCGATAACCTCGCATGGCTTGGAAATAATGCTTTAGTCTTGCTATTCTCACGATTAAGCAAGAAATACATAACTCTAAGCGCAGATGGATTAAGATTATTATCTGCCATTACTTCTTTTAATAGTTGCCATCGTTTAAGTAGCATAATTCTTGTAATAAATAATGGTTGTATGATCTTTATTTAAGAACCGACCAATTTGGTTCATTGATTTATTTAATTCTTTTAAACACCTTTTTGTAAATTCAATCCTTGCAGCTACAAAATGCCTAGTTCTTGCTTTTGATTGTAAATCTTTTAATTCAATTTCATGTTTTCTGCATATTTGATAAGCTATATCCAACATACCACCTTTAATAAAAGCCGTATTTGGTATTAAAAAATTACTTGCTAAATCCTTTAATATAATAATCTCTTTATTTGTTAATTCTATTTTAGACATGCATCCATCCATTTCTTTAAATCAGGGTTATCTCGTAGTATTTGAACAGTAGAATGGGAGAAAGCATTAACGATAATCTCCTCCTCTGCTGCTTTTAAAAGGTGCTGGTCAAAAATAACATGGTCCAGCTCATGTAAAACTAGCAACAAAGAGTAAGAATTTTGGCGTTCTATAATGCTTTTATCTAAAATAATGGTTTGTTTTGAGCCGTCAAAACTTCCCTCATCCTCTGAAATATCAACTAATCCGTCTATTAACTGGACAGAAATGTCCACCGATCCAACCTTTATCTTATTGGGTAAAGAAATCGTTTGCTGTAACCTTGCCATTTGTTGCCTTAAAAATAATATCTAAATGGTGTTTTCGTGGATAAGAGCTACCATCTAGCCATCGTTGTACTAATCTCGCAGGATTTTTAGAATTATTTACGCCTAATTTATTGGCTAAAGCTGTTAAAGTTTGTATATTTTTAAGTGTTTTCCACTCTGATAAAGTCATATTAGCAAATATCTCTACACGAATTAGTTTTATTTGCAAAGTGTAAATATTAAAAAAATAAGATATAGAATTAAATGCTAAATAATATACATTGAATAAATGTTACAATATAACATTATTAATTTACGCAATATTATTAAAAATAGTGGTTTAGAACAAAAACAAATTGCAAGTATGATTGGTGTAAATGTCATACATTTTAACAAGGTTCTTAATGGTAAAGCTGTATTTACATCAAAATTAGCTCATAAATTAGCTAAAATTAGTATCTTTAAAACTAATGTACATGATTTATTATACCCAGATTGTAAAAATTATAATGTTGGAAAAGTGTACAAAGAAGAAGATTTTTTATAATAAAATTTAAAATTAGTTTTTTTTGCTAATTATCTATTGACGAAACTTTGCAATAAATGTTAATTGAGTTCCTATTATGTTCAGGTTAAGTTTATGAATGGTTTTGGTGCTGTTCCACAATATTATTTAAACGCTGGTTTAGATCATTTTTCTGCAAGCCAGGACAACAAGCCGATAGATAATTGGTGGTGGTTGTATGTACTAAACGATCAAGAATATAGACGCAAAAAAAAACCTAATCCTAATATGATAGGCGGTAATGCGGTCCAAGGGGATCGTGAGAGATCTTTTGTTAATCAAGACGACCAAACTATTACAATAGAACCATTTGGTTTAGGAGCATACATATTTCATGGTTATACAGAAAAGAAAGCCATTGATAGTGCATTACAATATTTAGATGATAGGCAGCATTTATACGATGGAGCAGAATTAGAACATTTTTTTATTGTTAAAGAACGCACTCCTCTTTGTATTCAACATTTAATACAAGCATTAAAACAAGTAAAACTTCCTGATGTAAATAAAATTACAACTGAAACATATTGTGAATACCAACATCCAGGAATAGAAATTACTACTATTGGTAGAACGGATTTAATTTTTACTGAATGGAAAAGAGTATTAGAGATAAAAACAAAATGGTTTAAACCTGATGGAAAAGGAGAAAAAGATAAACAAGGTAAATTAAAAGTAACAAATAAATATTTACCACCTAAACCAGAATTTAGTCATGTGCTGCAAACAGCATTTTATTGGAAAGCTACTGGCTTTGATCCTTATATTATTTATGCAAGTGGTAAACCATTAGCAAAAAAAGGAGAAGTTGGTTTTAAAATATTTACTTCACAAAACTGTGAAGAATTACAACCAGAAAATTTAAAAAGAGTATTGGCGTATCAAAGACGCTTACAATTACAAAGACAAAACATTTTAAAATTACAATCTGATTTAGGTTTAACTTTAGAAGAATGCACAAAGTATGTGCCATCAGATTTTTCACATTATTTTTGGAGAGATTACAGTAGCGAGGAACTTAGGGAGATAGAAAAATTATGGGAATAAAAGATGCTGATTTTATCGGAATGAAAAAAATAATTTGCACGAAACTTGATTGGTTAAACATGGATCGTGAAGAAAAAATACAAAAAGAATGTCAGGAGAGAAAAGCAAATCCTCCTCAAATGACACCATTACAAAGTAAATTAATTAATCAAGTAACATTAGTGGATGTAACATGAGTATAGATTTTAATAAGACACTTGCTGCTGCAACTTTAGAATTAGCAAACATTGATAAAAAATTAAAAGTAGCAACTAAAGGATCAAAAAAATATACAATGGTTGCTGATCGTGTTCGTATATTCAGAAAACATTTTGGTGTGGATGCACAAATAGATACGACACAAACATTTGATGAAAGTTATGTGCGTTCTGAAACAACTATTTCTGTTGGCGGTAATAGGGTTGCCAATGGGATAGCGGAAGAAGATAGACGATTTGGACCAGTTAATAAAACTTCTGCTGCGGAAAACGCAGAAACTTCTTCTATTGGTCGTGCTTTAGCAAATTTAGGATTGCAAGGTGGAGAATATCCATCAGGCGATGAATTGCTTATAGCTATTGAACAACAAGATAAAGAGTTTCCAGTAGATAACAATGTTTATTCACAAACTGGAAAACCTGATGATGCAAGTGGTAGTGGAAATAAGTCTGCTGCTGCAAGCTCGCAACATCGTCAGGATCTACCGCCAGGGTGGGATGAAATGGATTTAGTAACACAAATCCAAAAATTTTCCTCCGTCATAGAAAAGGCAACCCATCCTGGTCAAGTAGATAAATTAAAAACACCTTATGAACCTTGGTTTAAAAAACAAAGTCGTGATGTGCAAAAAGAATTAATTGAAAAACTTGCAAGTGTAAGGAAAGGAATATTAAATGCCAAAAATTAACTTAACATTATATCCAGGCAAAGAGCTTAAAGAAATGCTTGATGCACATATGGATAGTGGAAAGAAATTTCCAATAGGAGCTTCATTATCTTTTGAAGATGATAAAGATAAATCAGGGTTTACTTTTTTTGATGAAGTAACTTTTCCAGCCAATACTAAGGTTGGTCTTACTGCGTGGGCTGGAAAAAATAAAAACGATAAAACTGTTTTAAATATTTCCATAGAAGATTTTGAAACAGATTATGGTAAATTTATGGAACGAGCAGCTAAGAAAAAAGAATCATCGGATTCTAGCTTTGATAAATTTTAATGCATATAACTCCCATATCATTGTTAGATACTGTTGCGGTTGGTAAGATATTATTTCAGAACCAGCCGCAGCTTTCAGATAAAGCATTAAAAGAACGAGTACATCGTATGCGTATTAAAGAAGAATTACCGATGAAAAAAATTGGTAAAACTTTTTTAATATCGTATCAAAAATTACAACAATGGGTTGAGGAAAAAGACTTATGACAGATTTGTCCGCTAAAGATTTAATATCAATACCTGATGAAATGGCAAAAGATCCATTAGTCAAAAAGATTTGTGAGAAAATGATTAATCGGTCCAACATGGGTATTAAAAAATATGGCGATACTATGGCTAATGCTAAATATGGTTTAATTTCAGGAATAGATAACGCAATAGAAGAAGCTCTTGATCTAGCGGTGTACCTGGAAGATGTAAAATTAAAATTAATAAAGATTAGAGATAAATACAAGAATGTCTGACGAATTAGAAAAAGAATTACGGAAATTAAAAAAAGAAAAAAAATTAAATGACGAATTTATGATGAAATTATTAACGGATAAAACAGATGAAAATTTTAAGTTGCGACAAGAACTAGAAAAATTAAAGCAGCATGACAAGAAAACAATCTGAATTATTAAAATATATAAAAAATTATATTAAAGAGAACGATTATTCTCCTTCGTTTAATGAAATGAAGGCAGCAGTTAATCTTAAATCTAAATCTGGTGTTCACCGATTAATAGAAGCATTAATAAAACATAACAAAATAAAGCGAGTAAAATTTAGTCATCGATCCATTGAACCCATCAGCTAGTTTAAACATAGTTGATCTCTTTAGTGGGATTGGTGGTTTTAGTCTTGGACTACACCGAGCAGATCCACGATTTAAAACAATTGCCTTTTGCGAGATTGAACCTTTTTGCCAAGAAGTTTTAAAACAAAACTTCCCAGGAGTTACCCTATACAATGACATTAAAGACACCAAAATCAACGAACCAACCTTCCTTGTTTGTGGAGGATTCCCATGCCAAGGATTTTCCCAAGCAGGACTCCAACGAGGAACGGAAGATGACCGCTATCTCTGGGGAGAAATGTTTGATGTCATCAAACACACGCAACCCAGATGGGTTATTGCAGAAAATGTGCGAGGAATTGTTACGACACAAGATGGCTTGGCATTCAACACTGTGCATACTGACTTGGAAAGTGAAGGTTACGAAGTCCAAGCGTTTAATATACCAGCTATCGGCAAAGGTGCGTGGCACAAAAGGGAAAGAATCTGGTTTATTGCTAACACCGACAGCAATCAATATTGGAGTAAGATCAGAGGAGTCGAAAGAGAAAAGAAAGAAATTCAGAGAGAGTATAGGGAGAAAGACAGTACCACCAGGAAATTTAGCAGAACAGATAATGGACCGGTTACTACCAACACCAACAGCGGGAAACAGTTTGGATGTAACGATGCCAGTGGAATACATCAAACCGAACAGCAGCGGATGGTCGGTAACGAGGAAAAAAACAGGAACAAAGTTTGGAGCGAAACTGAACGATGCAGTGAAGTATCTGGATCATTACAAGTTGCTGCCAACACCGACAGCATCGGAACACAAATACCGATTGAAGGGAAACTTACAACAGAGCAAATGTCTGGAAGCGAATGCGAGGAGAGCTGGTGGCAAATTGAATCCAGACTTCGTGGAGTTCCTTATGGGATTACCACAGGGGTGGACAAAGATCGTACGAAAAGATTGAAGGCACTAGGTAACGGAGTTGTACCACAGATAGTAGAAGAAATAGGTCGAGCAATAATTAAAGCAGAATTTGGTAATGGCTAGAGATTGGTACAGTAATTTAAAACAAGAAGCTTACAGTAAATGGCATCGTCAGTTTGAAGGTATTGCCATGATAGATGTAGACAGTGTGGAAGTATGTAAACATTGTTATCAACCCCTCGCCTTTATAGAATTAGCAAAAGATACTGGTCAAACATTTAAGGCATATACATTAACAAAAAAATTAGCACTAAAATTTGATGTGCCAGGTTTTGTTGTTTTTTATAAAGTTAATGAGAAAAATGAAATAATTAGATTTAGAGTTAAAAGAGTAGCAAGAACAGTTGGAATGCTGCATGAGAATGTTAAACCAGAGAAATGGTTTCAATATTTAAAAGAGTTACAAGATAATCATGCCAAAGAATGTCAACATATTGATGATACAAATACTTCGTATGGTGGCACTATATGAAATTAAAAGGTAAATGGCTGCCTAGCAACAAACAAAGTGATATGCGAGAAGAAGATCATCAAGGTATAATAAAAGCTCTTAGCGCATTAGATAATAAGCAATTAGAGTGTAGATCTGAGGGATGTGAAAAAGAAGCTACTTCTATTATAACTGGTTTCCCTTTTTGTAGTGATTGTGGTTTAGCTTATTTGAAAGCAAAAGGTTAATGCCAGTAACAAATAGTAATTTTGATCCAATGTGCCTGGAGCAATATCAAGATCCACCAAAAAAATTACACTTCCAATGGGAAGGTAAAAGATGTGATAATTATGTGTATGTTTATGAATTGGTGGGAAAAGTTAGACCAAATAAAATAGATCCAAGAACAAAAAAGTTGGCTCCTCGGACTGGACTCGAACCAGTAACCCTCTGATTAACAGTCAGATGCGCTACCATTGCGCCACCGAGGAATACCAAAATCTATATAGAATAATTTGCTATATTGTAAAATTATTTATTGTTGATTTACGCCTATTACTCATAAGGTTTTTTTATCATCGCTGAATGTATCGCTGACAAACATATAATTTTTCCTAGTTTTCTGCCATTGGTAATAGTCTGTTAACCTATTTTTTGATTTTTTTCCTTTATTTTCCGTATCATAACAACCCATGAAAACCCACACAATACATAGGAAACTTGCCATTTCTTATATAGCAACTGACAAAATCGCTGACAACCCAATCGCTGACAAGATTAATTTTGTCAATGATTTGTCTTTTTTTAAATAGAATAAAATGCTAAGAGTATATACAATAAATTATATTATATATGGAATACAAACTTACAAAGATTACACCTTGGAAAGATAGATATTATTTTGAAATCAAGACATTTGATTATGTTGATAATGAATTTAGGAAAATAGAAACAGAAAGAATATCTACAAAAAAATCTAGTTTTCCTCGTAATATAGAGGAATTGGCAAAAGAAAAAGAACGCATAGAAAAGTCTATAAAAAACGGCACTTATGGGAAACAAGATACATTAGGTGTTTTATATGATGATTGGAAGAAACACCTGGAACAAATACAACATGGTCCTGAACCAGAAACAATTAAGAATTATGAATATGATGCTGAACAATTATGGACAATAAAAATAGATAACAAATCTATTAAAGACAGATTGTTAAAAGATTTTAATAAAAAAATTACTTCTAGTATTGGTAAGGAAATGAATAAACATTTAACACCACGATATAATAGAGAGTGTTTTAAATTATTAGGTAGATTGTTTAAGTATGCGGCAGAAGAAGAACGAGGAATAATATTTAATTATTGCGATCAAGTGGATAGAAATGAATTTAAAAGAATATTTAAAAAAAATGAAGATAGTAAAGAAGATCCTATTATTGTCCAAGGTGGTTATAAAAAAGCATTACAAAAATTAGGAAAATTATGTGATGTTTTTAAAATACGCAATTATGATGCATATGTATTAATAAGATTAATGAGAGAATTAGGGGGAAGATTTGGAGAGATCATTCCATTACTATTAAAAGATTTTATTATAGAAGATGGAATTGGTTATTTAGATATAAATAAAACAGTTAATACTTCTAGTGGTCGATTAAAACATAAACCAAAAAGTAGAGCTGGAGATAGAGCTGTTACTTTATCAAAAGAAATGACACAGCTTCTTTGTGAATACATAGAGAAAAAAAATATTACTGATCCAAACCAATTATTATTTACAACAGAAAAAGGTACTATGCTGCATCGTAATAATTTTGTGAATAGAGTATTAAATAAATATAATAAGGAGATTGGTATAGTAGGAAACATAACACCACATAGTTTTAGAGTGTTTGTTATTACCTTAAAAGAATACTTGGAAGAAAATAAAGAAGCGATGATGCGAGATCATGGTCATGCTACAAAAGAAATATCTAATTTGTATATAAAAGGTAATTGGAGAAACTTGGAAAAGGAACAAGAGTCAGCAGATAAAATTGCTGCTTTAATGAAAAATTAGGGGGGTACAATCACAAGGGAGAGGTGCTACAACCTTCTGTATGCTCAAAATATCAACACTTTTTTTGGCTTAAATTCGTTAAATTTACAGTTTCCACACATCCAGGTCTTTAAACCATCATTTGAATGTATTGGTATATGATTACAATTTTTACAATCCGGTGGTCGATTATTTTTTTTATATTCTTCTTGTTGGGTTCGGTTTTTAGAAAAGAACCACATACCAGGAATAATAATTTTTTTACTTTTTCTTGCCAAAAATACCTATAGCTCCTTTAGCTGTTTTGATGCCGAAGCTGGCGCTAATGCAGATAATTAAACATGTGGCAAACCATTGAGGTGTGTGTTCATCTAAAAATATGAAACCTTTTGCAACGTAATCTTGTGTCCATGGTAGAAAACAACCAAGCAAAATTGCTCCGAAAATTAAAGTCCAAAATTCATCCTTCCAACTGCTTTGCATTTGATCAACAGCAGATTGCTCCCAGGCAATTTTACCAGCAGCAATATCTTCCATCCTTTTTTTAGATGCTTTAATTTCTGTAAGTTTTAATTCTGTTTTTGCTTTTTTGTTGTCAATAAAACCCTTGACCGAAGTACCAACTATATCGGTCAAAGGTCCTAGTAGTAAGTTAAACATTAAAATTGACCCCAAGCTATAACTGCTACAATAATAATAACAGCAACAGTAAGTATTTTACCTCGCTTAGTAAGTCCTTTCCAAAAATATTTAATCTTTTCCATGTTAGTCCTCCAACATTATTTCCGCCAACTGTTTTGCTCTGTTTGGCGTTTGTTTATACCAGCGACTATCGAGAAGTTGATCGTGGCACTCTTGCCATTGATGTTCTCTAGCTGCTGCAAGAGCTTTTTTAAATTTAGACAAACCAGTTGCTCCTAACTGGAAAGCCATTTCGATAAACACACCAAATTTTCTGTCTGGTAAATCCATACCTTGACATACTTTGGCTGCTCCCTCGATTGCTTTATCAAAGTCCTCGTCATATATTTTTAACCAGCCATCTTCTGTTGTTGGTACTTCTTCCCCAGGCAACATTTTATGACCTATTCCACCTGTTAAAAAACCTAAATGGTCCTTGTAACATTCAAGACGATAACCTTCATGTAAACGGATGCGTTCTTTAAGCTCACTTAAACTTGCATCTTCCATCTTTAAAGACATATAAAATTTTTACTCCTAATTGTTTTTGATATTTACTCTGTGTTCTGTGAACTATTGTGCCAGGACGCCAAGTCTTACGAATACTTGCAGTCTTTACATCTATTTTTAAAACTTTACCTGTAACACGATGAACAGCCACTATATCAATGACATCATTGTCCTGTGTTTTCCAATATATTGTATAATTTTTTTTTATTAACCAAGCGGCAGCAATAAACTCTGATTGCATCCCTTTGGCAATTTTTTCATAAGACAAAACTAATCAAAAAATCCCATCCATTTCGCAATGACACCTAATATAATACCTATAATTACTAATGCTTTTAAACCACCAGCACCCATAGAACTAAACTTTTGTAAATCTCGTATTTGTTTTTGCATTATTTCTTGACTGTGCAACATATGTTTTACATCAGTACGCAACTCTGCAATATCTTTTTCCCAATTAGACATTACCCACCTAAAGGATTACTTGCTTCTGCTTTTATTTCATCAATTAATATTTTATTTAATTCAGTTTGTTTTTCAGCAATAGCAATCTTCTTGGATAACTCATTAATTAAATCTCTTAGTTTACCAAATTCTTTAAAAGTTTTATCAGATGATTCGACAATATTAAGTTGCAACTGTCGATCTGCAATACCCATTTTATCTATTAAAGATTTTATTTCTGATTGAACTCCAGCTATATCATTTAATATATCATCATTGGTATCGTTATCTCTAGCCATCCACTCATCTTCTAGTGCCGACATACGATCTAATATTTCTACTTCTAAATTAGAAATCTTTTCATTAACTGGTGCAAGATCAACTGTTTCATTAACAACAAATTCTTTATTTTCTATGCCATCAAGTCTAGTATTAAACTCTCCCCAAGCATAAAAGCCACCACCAATAGCACCAATCACACCTATAATAGATGCGTAGTTAGTTAGTTTTTGTATCATAATAATTCCTTTAACTTTTGTAACTCAATCATTAATTGTATTTTATTTACTTTAATCTCGTATAATTTTTGTTCATGTTGTCCAACTGGATCAGTAGAAATATAATTATCTAATCCTATGTTAAGATAAATACCCTTATTATAAATGGATAGATCTGCCTGGATGAATAAAGCATTATCAACATCAGAATAAATAGTTTCTGGTTGGTAGAAATCTGTATTATCGTAAGCAGCTAATTGATTACCATCATCGAATAAAGAAATTTCTTTTACTACTACCGATACATTATCATTAACTTCAATATTAATTTTATTATCTTCGGTTTCAGCAACCTCTATTTCTTTATCTTCTTCTTCTAGTACCCCTTCGGCTTTCTCGGTTTTGGTTTCTTCTTCTGTAATTGGTTCATTATCTTTCTCCTCAGTTATTTCTTCTTCTGTTTCTTCTTCTTTACTAGCAATTTCTTTTTCTTCGTTGGCTTCTTCTTCAATGATTTCTTCTTCTTCTTTTGTGGCAAGCTCGGTTGGTTCTTCGTCAAGAAATTCATCCATAACATCATCAGCAAATTCTTCAAATTCATCAGCAAATTCTTCCTCTAATATTTCCATTTCTTCATCGGTAAATTCTTCCGAAAAGAAACTTTCAAATTCTTCTGGTACTTCTAATTCTTCAAATGCAGCTTCTTCAAATTCTTCAAAATCTTCAAACTCCTCCATGAAGATTGTTTCAAATTCTTCTTCAAATAATTCTTCTTCAAAAAATATTTCCTCAAAATCTTCCCAAATAAATTCTTCTTCAAAATCAATAGTTTCAAAAGAAAAATCATTTACAAAGTCTGGTATGTTTTCATCTATTTCATCTATTGCATCTTGTGTATCAGTATCAATAGGGATGTAGTTAGTATCAGTATAAGTCATTTTTAATGACGCACCTAATAAGTTTACACCTTGTATAGATTGATTAGTATAGTTGGTATCAGTACCACTCCATGACCAATCAACTTTATTACTACCTACATCATTATAAATAATGGTATCAGTATATTGACCACAAGCAGCAGATCTACCATCGCCACTAGCTCCTGGATAACCATTACAGTTACCATGAAATCCAGTTATTTCTGTTCGTGTTACAGATGATGTACTTAAAACAGTACCATCAACATCTTTTAATTTTACAGTTGTTGTATGACTATCGTTGCTGCCAGATTTACTTTCACAGTTTCCCTGGACACTTTCACAGTTAGCAACATCAATATAACTATTTAAAGTTATACCATTATCTAACATTGGCTGCGTAATAGAATTGCTAGTCAAAGCAATATCATCAACACTTACAGTAGCTGTGCCTGTAACTTCAAAATCTCCACCAACATCATACTTGTACCCACAGTTTGCTTGGGAAGTCGGACAATTAATCGTAAACCCATTAACAGTAGATCCATTGGTAACATAACCACTACTACCATCATTTATTAGATCAGTAGATGATGAGTTCCAATCAACACCATCATTAGCATTAGGTAATAAATTACCAGTAGTTACAACTTCACTCTTACCTGTCGTGGAGAGAGATAGGCTCAAAAGGATCGTTGCAATCTTTACACATTTCTTGAATGCGAATGGATGCCATGTATTCCTCATCTTTAATATATGTTTCATAATCTGGTCTTAGCTTTGGATATGTTTCCCAAAACTTAATAGCATCATCGCCAAGTAATCCATTAGGTGCTGGACAAGGAGTATTAGAAATCATCATCGCTGCAAACACTCTTTCATCCTGGCACAGTATTGCCACAGCAGCTACGGACATTGAAAAATCCTTTAAAACTTTTGCTAATTTAATACGTTCACAATTTTGGTCAATGTGGTGCTTTCCACCAGAAACCCCAACAAAGCTGGTAGTAACACTACCACTAATACCCATGCTGCAAACGTCTTGCGACATAGAACTATACGATGGTGCGTTGGCACTCGGAGGAGGAATATTAGATTTGTTACTTGTAGTATTGGTAGTATTATTAGTAGTTGTGCTAGTTGTATCATTGGAACTACCAGACTGGTAAGTATTATTATTTGTGGTTTCGTAATTTCCATCAATAATGGTATTGCTACCACTTTGGTTAGTTGCGTTATTGTCATCGGCTCTTGAACTTTGTATAGCAGCAACAATCATAATAAAAGTTAGCAAAAAAAAAAGCATTCTCATTGATAATCGCCGTCTAATTCTAATCTTAAAGACTTAATCTTATAAGAGTTTTCTAAAATCTCATTCTTTAATTCAAGCACATTTTGATTAGCTTGAACATCCTCTATGTTTGTTTTTAATAATTCAAAGTCAGCAAATAGTTTACCTACAATAAAAACATTTCCACTAATAGCTGCAACAATTCCACAGAATATTAAAATATTCGTTATCGATAATTCTATTTTCATTTGCCACAAACACAACTTCCATTACAACCACAAGGATTATTTACCATCTTCAATCGCCTGTAATCTTTCTTGTTCAGCTTTTATATCTGCTTTAGAAATTGGAGTTGTATCAACCCAATTTATTTCACAATCATCAATTTTCCAACCAACAGCAGTAAATTTAGCATTAGCATTAAGTGATAAAATTGCATCTTCTTTTGTAATAACTTTTGTCATGCTCCTACCTCTAATAATGTAATTGTTGATGGATGATTATTTTGTTGTGCCATCATTGTTGTACTTGATTCTGGTAATATTTGAGTTTTAAAAGTTAAAGCAGAAGTTGATGATGGAGAGTCTAATCCACTAAAACTTAACATTGTACTATGTGATAAATCACTTCCTGTTTGTTGCATATTCATTGTAAAATTAGCTGAGTCAAAAATTGTTGTACTACCTCTTAACACTCTAAAAATACCTCTAGCTAAACTTGATGATCTAGTTATATAACCTTGTTGAGATATTATAAATAAAACTTTGCTAGATGTAGCAGAAGGAGTAATATTTAAAGTTAATCCTGTATCTGTCCAACTACTACTATCTGTTGAACTAACTTGTGTAGAATGAGTAGCAGTCACTGCTTGTAAAATTTTTCCACCGACATAATTGCTTGTAGGCAAAGTACCTGTAACCCCTCTTGCAATATTTAATTTAACTAAGCTCATGGTTTACTCCAAATTGAATGTGTTAATTTTCCATCACTATCTTTTGCTAGTAATAAGTCATATGCGTTTTCATCAGTATGGTTGGCTGGTAAGTCGCGTAAAGATTGTCGCCAAGTTTTTATATTGTCTGGCATTGTTACATCAGAATTAGAATACCAATCTGTTTCTTTTAATCTATCTAATCGTAACTGTTTAATAACTTCTAATTTTCTTTCACCTGATTTGTTAGCAAATGCTGTTCTATCAGCTTGAAGTTTTGTTAATTCTTCTCCAGTTATTTCTACTCTTGTTACACCCTCTAATGTTATTATATTATTATACTCTGCCATTATTTTGTTATCCCATATATTGCGTAATCAAATGTTGTATTGTCATTACCAGACGCATGAACTCTAAAACCTGTTACATTATCATTGTTTCTAAAATCTATTGTATAATCAGTAAAGATATAATCTCCAAAATCATTACGATACCCCCAATTATGTCCATAAACATTACTTCCATCATTCGTAGAATTTGGGTTATTATAAATCCAAAATAAATAATTTCCTGTGTTTCCACTAGAGCCATATAAAGCAGTACCTAATTTACCTTGTGCTTCATTTTCATAAGCGTCAACATATGCCGAATCTCCACTTCTATAACCTTGAACAGCACCCCAATAACCAGAAGTATTAACTGAACTTCCATCTAAAAATTGAAAATCAAAAGTGTTTCCTGCAAGACCTATAATTTTGCTAAATTGCACCATGTAAGTATTATATTTGCTTGTATCCATAAAACTTTGAAAATCGTGATTTGCCGCACTACTTGCACTACCACTTACCAATTTTACATGAGTACCACTAGGCAAATATTGTTTTTCTACATATTTAAGATTACCACTATCACTTGCATCTGAAACTAAAAACTTATCAGTATCGGCTAAAGATGTAATGGCTGTTTGACCTGTGATTGCTGTTATATCTAAATGTTCATCAGAAATACTATCGTCAGCTATCTTAGTTGCATTAATTGCGTCTGCTTGTATCTTTGCAGTAGATACTGTGTCATCACTTGGTACACCAATATCATTAACATTACCTAATACTAGGATTTGATTTATGACATCACTCGAACTAAGCGAACTT